CGAGAAAGACCAGGATACTTTTTCTTCATCAGACGTTCTACACGAACATCCTCAAGAACATTCACAAAATCCTTAGGAACTTCAGAATACTCTTTGGTCCAGTCAATATTATCAGTAAACAATGCGTGTCCCACTTCGTGACCCACCAGAAGGTCATAGACAGTCGCAGATGCTTTATCCCAAGTAGGGAGAGTCAGAACACGACGGTCCACATCAAACATTGCAGTCGGAACTTTCTTATGTTCGATAATCAGGTTCTCAGTTGCCAGACATTTGGCAAGGGAACCTTTAACTTCTAGGTTGACGGGCATCTGGTGTGCTTTTGAACTCCGTTCATCATAGCAGAAAAAAGGGGAGGACACCACTCCCCCCCTTGACACTGCGTAAACCGTCCACCACCATAGACGGGTCTAGATTTCTCAAAGTTACAAAGAAACCTCAAGACTTATACAGCATAACACTGAATCTTGAGGTTGTCAACTATTGACGAGGGTGGTTTTATTTGGTTAAAATCACTCTGCTGAGTTTGATGATGAATCTTTATCTAATTCGTTAAGAGCTTCTAATGCTCCTTGAATTTTTAAATATTGCTCTTTTTTTAGATTAAAATCTTGTTCTAATTGAATAAGTTCATTTCTAAGTTCTTCTGCTTTTGCGAGAAGAGTTTCATTCATTGTTTTCGCATCCATATGCTTATTAATTTAAAATAACTACAAAAATATTTATCAGGTTTTCATAATGAAGCAAAGAGCATAATATGGAGGTCTGTTTTCGTGTGCTGCTCCACTTCCTGCTGTAGACATAGAGTGAGAGTGATTTCCAGCACTATTAATTGAAACACTGTGTGAGTGTCCTCCTCCAGTTATACTAAAATTATGTGCATGAGGTCCACTTGCCCCACCAGTGTTAAAATTATGAGCATGGTCTCCAGCATCACTAGTAGTTCCACCTTGCGGGTTTGCACCATCTCTAGCACCACCACCACTTGTTCCTCTTTGTGGCAGAGTTAAAGTATATCCGTGATTGTGTCTTCCTTGAGTATCTGTTGTTCCACTATGAAAATGATTTGCTGTTTCATTACTGGTAGTTCCAGTATGGGTGTGATCTCCAGCACCACTAGTAGACCCACTGTGAGAGTGATCTCCAGCACTTGAAATTGAATGACTATGCGATGGCATTTGAGATTCAGAAAGTGATACTGAATCTACTCCACCAATAGAACCAGTAGAATAATTACTTCCAGCACCGACAATGAATCTATCCCTTAAATCTGGTGTTCCATTTTGTCCATTACATAATGTCCATCCAGAAGGAATATTAAGTACTGTTCCAGACCACATAACAATTCCACCAGTTGGGAAAAAGTTAATAGATGCATCTAATTTTTGTGCAGTAACTGAACGGTCTGCAAGTTTTGCTGTTGTTACTTGGAGATTTCCAATTGCTGCAGTTAAAACAGAGTCTGGTGCCAAATCTGCAGCAACTATTTTTCCATCTTTAATGATTTCTATTTCTGTTCTTGACATATTATATCCTTTTTAATTATTTATTTTTTGGGATTAGTATTTAATAACAGGAAGTAGTGCTACATATGGAGGTCTATTTTCATGAGCAGATCCAGAACCAGTAGAAGAAACTGTAATTGTGTGGGTATGACCAGTAACTGCATCAATTGAAACACTGTGTGAGTGTCCTCCAGAAGGATTTAATGACATATTGTGAGAATGACTTCCTCCAGGATTTAATGACATAGTGTGTGAGTGGTTTCCTGCTGGATTCAGTGACATACTATGAGAGTGATCTCCAGCATTTCCAGTACCATCACCATTTGTGCTAGTCCATTTTCCAGGTCCACCTCCAGGTTGTGTACTTGATTTGTCACTTGGTCTTTGATAGTTGTGATTGTGACTACCAGCAGAACTTGTAGAACCACTGTGAGAGTGATCCCCAGCAGAACTACTTGAACCACTGTGGGAGTGATCTCCAGCAGATGTAGAAGAACCACTATGTGTATGGTCTCCTGCATTACTAGTAGATGAACCAGCATGAGAGTGACCACCAGCATCAGAAGAATTTGCCGAATGGCTATGAGATGGGAGTTGATCTGTAGTTAATGATACGGTATTAGCACCTCCAGTAGACCCAATTGGATAAGAATTTCCAGAACCCGCAGTAAAATAATTTCTCAAATCTGGTAGTTTTCCAGCAGCACCATAGGTTGTTGCTAGCATTGTATATAACGGAGCAAAGTTGGCTGTTACTCCTTGTACTGTTCCTGTTCCATTTGGAACTAGGTCTCCATTACATACCAAATATCCATCTGGTGCTGCAGCAGTAGCAAAATAAAATACCGATCCAGTTGGAACACCAGGTGGAATTGATTTCCATCCCACACCAGTCTGAGAAGAAGAATCTGCAGTTAAAACAGTTCCATTTGCTCCAACTTCTTGCATGACAGCAGTGTTGTCACGAATGCCAATAGGAATCTGACCCTTTCTATCCCATGCTGGGTCTGAAAGCAGTGCTCCCTGTCCACCAAGTGCAATAATAAAACAACCCAATCCAGCACTAGGAGCAGTAGTAAATCTTATTGTTGAAGTATAAGCACCATCTACATTAGTTGGAATTAGATAATCAGTATTTCCTTTTTGAATTACACCACCAAGAGAAACAATCAGGTTAATAGGTCCAACTGGAACAAATGGAGTTCCACCATCTCTAGTTAAGTTAAACGTAATTGTTGTTCCATCAAATGCACCAGATATATCATCAAGAATAATTGAGTTTCCTACTGGATATGTTGAAACTGTAATTGGAGGTCCAGGAATGAATCCGAGAGAATTAATGAAATCTTGTCCAGTTAAAATGCTATCTGTTCCATTTGCTCTTAAGAAGTTTGTTGGTGCTCCTGGATTCTTCTTAATAAATGATCTGCCAAAAATATCACCATCAGCATCAGCAGAACCAGTTAGGTCAAAGTCACCACCAACAAGCAATCCTTGAGTAATTGTAGTGATTCCAGCAACTCTTAAGTTACCTCCTATCGCAGCATTGCTTGCCAATGAAAGTGTTCCACCCAGAGTGGTATCACCAGTTGCACTCAATGTGCCTTGAATTGATGTATTGCCATGGTAACCACCAACATAAAGATTACCAGCAATTCCAACACCACCACCTACAACAAGAGCACCAGTTCCAGTGCTATTGGATTGTGTTGTACCTCTGATGGTAACAGTGGCATTTGCAGCATTACTTCCCATGCTTAATGTTGTTGCTGCTTGGAAAGCATTTATAATTACAGCATTATTGTTTAATAGACTAAATGTTGGACTTACTGTTGCTAAAGAGTTTCCACCAAGAGTTAGTGTTCCAGCAATAGTAGTATCACCATTTGAAGCAATTCTTAGTTTTGTTTCTAATGGGTTTTCGAAATTTTCTAATCCATAAGCAAGAGTTGCTTCTGGATTTGCTAATTTCCATGCATATGAATCACTTGCATCAATTCCAGCATACCAACGACGGTTTGCATTATTATTTGTAATATCCCATGACATTACAACGTCACCACTTCCTGCTTGAGTTAATTTGAAGTGATTTCCTTTTAATTCTGTTCCACTATTATTTTGGAAAACTGTTACTGTTCCAGAAGAACCAACAAGAACTCTCTCTATATTCGAAGTTAATATTGATACTTGACCACCTGCATCAAAAGCATTAATATTTAATTTTGATAGTCCTCTATGAATGATATCGGTTCCTTCACCAGATGCCAAATCATTCTTTCGGATAACAAGTCCACCATTCTGATAAGTTCTATCATCTCCGTGAAGAATTACTGATGTGGACCCATCTGTATTTCCAATACCAATGTCAAAGACTCTTGAATTGTTGATGCGTGTAGTAATTGTTCCACCAATTGAAACAGAATTTCCAGTATTCAATTCTATCTTATTTCCATCAACAACTAAATTATCAATAATTCTTGTTGTTCCAGAATCACTATCAATTGTTAAATCACCAATTACGGTATCAATTGTATTATCATCACGAACACCAATACGAATATTGCCAAATTTTGCACCAATACCAAAGATATTTGAATTGAAATCTACTCTTCCCGCAAAGGTGGAAATTCCAGTAACTTCTAAATCATTTAATAGTGAAATTCCAGCAAGATGTATTTGGGTATAAGAGGAAGTTAATCCAGAAATTGGGTCTAATCCAGTTCCAGTAAATATTGCAGTTCTTTGAACAGTTGCATTTTGGAAAGTAACATTTCCCAAACTTTGTGGTTGAGTGAATACTACTTGACCATCTACGATTAAGTTTTGTACCTTTGATTCACCACGAACTTCAAAGTTAAATGAACTATCTGCTACAGTATTGACATGTAATTTATCTACTCTCACATCAAGAGTATCTGGTTGTCTGCTAATTACCCCGAATGGTCTCCATTCATTGTTGACTCTTACATGACCAATATAACTCGATGGATTGGATAGTAAAGAAATATCACCAGAACGAGGAGCAGAAAGTGTGAGTGATGTTGGAGTTGAAATACCAACAGTAATTAGTTTTGATTGTGCTGCTGTTCCTTTCAGGAGTAGATTTTTAGTCTCTATTCCAAAGTCTGATAAGTTAGTTACTTTTTGAGTAAAGTTTACTGGACCATAGAATTGTGATGCTTGATTATTATTCTCTCCACCCTCAACAGTAAGTCTTTGACGAACAAGCAATTCGTCAAAAATACCACTAGAAACTGTTGCGGACTCTCCTTGAGAATCGTCTCCAGTGTATGTTAGGATTGGTGCTTCAATAACACTCTCTTCACCAGTAGCAGAACTTAGTTTTTTGCTTCCAGAGAAGAATTCACCTAAGTCATTCATTCCAGTATAAACTACTGAACCACCTCTCTGCTCTTTTGCTTGAGATGTCAAAACTTCATCTTCGGAAAGAATTCTGTTTTGACGTTGTGGCATACCAGTTGAGTAGTTACCAGGACCGAAACCAAGATATTCAAAAGTGTGTCCAGATGCCCTCATGAATGAAGGTCTTCTAACCTCTACTGGAAGAATTTTTATTTTTCTAGCTGCAGAACCAATAGGTGCAGTAGTCTTAAATGTTCCAAATTGACCACGAAGAACAGTAAATGGATTGGAAGAACTTGCAATTCTAATGATTTCGGAGTTTACTTGATAATAATCTCCTCTTCTTACTGCTGTAGGATCAGTAAAACTTATGGTGTTACTATTTCCGTCAAAAAGTTGATTTGTATAAACAGTGATTTTATCATAGATAGTTGAACCACGAGAACCAAGATTCTCTTCACCTCTACCAATATTTCTTGCATTAGGTGATAGTGTTCTTCTTAAAACTACACCAGATGAAGAATATGCAGTTTGAGTTAGTCCATAAGAAACTACACTAAACGTATTGATTCCTACTGCTTCTCTAACTACAAATTCACCGTTCAGAATATTTGAACCAGTTTGAACAATTCTTACTTTATTTCCTGGAAGCAATCCATGTGGAGATGCTGTGGTATAAGTAATAATTCCTGTTCTTACGTCACTAATTACTGAAGATGTAATTCCGCAAGATTCACCAGAAACAACTAGATAAGGCAATTCTCCATTGGTATTTGGTTCATACGTACTAATTCCTGTTGGGGCACCAAGGACAACAGAATTTGAGTCTGGAATAGAAATAATTTTAAACGCATTATTTAATTCTTCTTGTGGGAAACCATTTAATTCAATAACAGAATTTGAGTTATCATTAATTGCAGTAACGGTGACAACACTTGCTGTAGAACCACCAGGAATACTTAAAGTATCATTTACTCTATAAGAAGAACCAGGGTCTAGCAATTCCACATTAGAAATATTTCCAGATGGATCTGTGGTTACTTTTACAGTAGCACCGTTTCCACTTGAAATTACAGGGAATAACTGCTTGGAATATAATGTTTGGGATGCAGGATAACCAGAACCAGAAGTAAAAGTAATACTCTTGATTGAGTTTAGATTATGCTGAACATCAGTATTAACTGTTATGGTAGTATTTCCTACTCCACTCAATGCAACATAGGTTAATCCATATCCAACTTTGCTATTCTTTGCAAAGTAATTTAATGCTTCTCTTGTAATAGAATGTCTCTTATCACTTGTGACAATTTTTCCAAGAGTTTGAAGTTCCGCATAACTTACAGATGCCTTTGGATTTGTATCGAAATTATCTCTATCTAATTGAGGATAAAGATTTTTTACGTCTTGGTTAAATTGCTTTTTATTTAATCCAAATCCAACGTTAGATGTGGGAGCAACATTAGAACTTAAACAAATCAAATGATAAATTCCATCTTGTCCATCTGCACCTGGAATGTGTCTCTTTATTTGAGAAACTCTATAGATGAAGTAGGTATTTTTGTATGAATCTCTAGAGAATACTGGCAATGCCTCTCTTTGTTGTCTAGTATTTCTCGCATTAATATCATTCGAGAATGTTCCAGGATTTGTTGAAACCCCACTAATTGTGTATTGGAATTGTTTGGAACTTAAAATTGACTCTACTGAATAAATTCCATTATAAGAAGATACAATTCCAGTTGCATTTGGATTATTTGTACTTCTTACTTTTTGTATTTTTACTGTATCCCCAGCAATCAATCCATGAGGAAGTTCTGTGGTGATTGTTACTACTTGATTATAGTTAATTACTGTCCCTGCAGAAGCATCAATAATCACTCTTTCATTTCTTAAGTCCTTAGAACTTAATAGAGGATCATTTGTATATGAAATGCTAGTAACACCAACAGTCTTAGATTCTTGAATTACATAACCTGCTTCTGGTTGTTTCGCACTTTCATAGTCTTTTGGAATTACATATCTAATTTTATAGATTTTATCATCAATAGAACGATTATCTAACTTTCTCTTAATAAATGTTGATGATGTCTCTGTTCCAATAACGACAGTCCCAATGCCAACAATCGCACTATAAATTTCATTTTGGGTAGGATTAGTTGAACCAGTAACATACCAATTATTCTCAGACTCATCAAATTGAATTGGGTGTCCAATTTCTCCTGGAAGTTTATCTGAAACCCTACTTACTACTGTTAGAACTCCTCCAGTATTTGACAAACCAAGTATTGGTATATTGGCAATAGCATCATTTAGTGACTGTGCCAATTTAATTTGATTAGCACCAATACCTGTAGTGATTGCATAGTAAATTCCTTCGTTTTCGACTCCATCAGGTGTCTGTCCAGTATCACTAACAATTCTAATTTTTTCACCATTGATTAATTGGTGATTTGTAGTGAATGACAGAATGTTGTTTACAATATTATTCTGTCCGTTTATTCTGGTTACTTCATATTCTTTCTTTGCGGAAGTTCCAACACCACCAGAAACTGGCATTAAAACTGGAGAACTATAGGTAGTTTGTGCTGTTCCAATAGTAATAGTTAAATATAATTTATCATTATCTCTTGCACCAATTCTATATCCATCGACTTGGAATGCAGGAACAATCTCTACATTATTTGCACCGTAAAGGTATAGTTTATCTGCACTTACCGAATTTATTATCTTCAGTGAGTCTAGAGATAACCAAGTTACTTCATTCTCCTCTACTACTACTTCTCTTGGAGGTATAATATGAGTAATATATCCAGTATCATCTCTATCAAAAGATTCTGGTTTAAATCCAACAGATTCTAAGGAAGTATTACCAAAGTTTGAGTTGGAGTTTGTAATAGACATATCCGCACCAGACTCGGTAAGGAAATGTCTAGCAAAACCAATCGCAAATACAGAAACTGCCTGAATAAAAGCATTATTTGATGCTTTTATGTGATAGTTTTCATATGATGGTTTATATATTGCTCTGGAATTTGTATGTAATGGTTTTTCTAGACTATTTGCTGGTAATGTAGTCTCATCATAGAAAATACCATCATCATAAAGAATAAATGCATTATTGTCTTTTTGTAGAGAAACACCAGTATATTGAGCAACAACTATAGACTTGAATCCAGTTGCTTTATTTCCATCTGCATGAAGACCATTTAATCCAAAAACTGATCTAAGTGAACAGTTGAAGATATATGGTGAAGCAGAACTTACTGTATCTGAACCAATAGTTAATGATGCAGTGTCAATCTCATTTGTATTTGGTAGATATTCTGTAGGAGCAGAATTAGTTACAAATGTAAAAGTATTAATTCCTACAATTTCTTTTACAGTGAATGAACCATTATATGAATTTGAATCAATAGTAACACCATTAATTAAGAATGGACTATCAACAAACAAGTTGTGAGGAACTGTTTCTCCAGTTTGTTTGTTTGAAGTAGTTACTGTGATTACATTTAGTTCTCCAGTACCATCACCGTTTCCTGCTCTAATGCTAGAAATACCAAGTGGATTTGGATCTAGGGAACCAACAATTCTAAATTCATCAACAGAAGGTTCAAAGTCATTTCCTATTGGGAAGTCTACCAATCCTCTTCCAGTTATATCACCATATGCTCTTGCGACCTTGTAATAATACATATCAAGGTCTGTAATATAAGTTTGGTAATTACCAAGTTTCACATTGTTCACACCATCCGCATATTCAAAAGCGGTAAGTTTGTGGTGAGAATAATTTGGTACGACTTTTGCTGATGTATAATCTCTGAATACACTCTTTGTTAGATCACCATCAAAAATACTAAAAGCAGTGAAATAGCATGTTCCAGTAACATTGAAAATGCTGGTTGAATCAACCGTGTTGTCCTCTGGGTTTGGAACAAATAATGGACGAATTTTGGTTTTTCTTAAGTCCAGACCAATAATTGATGTTCCACGAGGAAGTATCGCACCACCCAAAACGGAATTATACTTATATAAATCGTTATTTGGATCTAGGACATCAAAATTTGTAGAAAGACCAAATTGATCTAAAGTTGTTTCTTGCCAAGTTGTTGGACTTACTTTTCTTTTATAAACGGCAGTTCCGTTAATTTCTTCAATAGAATAACCAGGTCTGTTGTCAATATAATGTGTTCCAGGATAAACTAGAATGGTTGTTCTATCAATCCTATCGTTGTTCTGACCTTGTTGATATGAAAATCTTGCTGCTTCAATTAATGCTCTTTGAATAGTTTTGAATGGTCTAGATAAAGAGTTTCCTTGGTTCTCAAAACTATCAGTAGCATCAAAATCTGATGGGTTTACGTAAAGGATATTACCTTCAGCATTTTTGAGAAAATTCTCTAACCTGGAAAGAGGCATTTTATAACTACAGTAACTTAATCTTAAGTTATTTAGCTACCAAAAAAATATTACTACCTCTAGTCACAGGGAAGTTCTTCTGGATTTTCTAAGTCCAATTCAAACATTAATGGATGGCATTCTTCCATAATTAAATAATTTGACCAATAATATAAATCTTCTGCAGTATAATCAAGGTTGCCCTCTGCCTCTACTTGAATATACGGGTCATCTTGCATTACTGTGGGAATATCATCAAATGTGAAAGGAATTCCTTGGATAAAATACATATCCACTATTACCCCTTCATGATAGCAATAGTTTGAGGATATTTTGTATTTCATGATACATCCCACTACAATGTATTTATTTTGAAATTAATACTAAAATATTAATTCACATATGTTGGTGGATGGTATTTCAAATATTCAAGAAATGTCATTTTCATTTCTTTTTGTGTCATTCCACAATGTTTTGCCGCAGCTGGCAAAGTCATTTTTGAACAGAATAGGGATTCGTTGGCTTCTTTTACGTTTTGCGGGGTTGTTTTCACAGGAATATCTTTAAGGGTTGAATACTCAGATTTTTTATTCATACACAAGTTCTCCCCTGAGTTCTGCAAGTTTTGCTTCTGCAAGACATTGAACACATGTCCAATATGTTTCTCCACTTATTGGGAAATGCTCCTCAGTAAAATGAGATGCGATGTCCTCTTGAATCCCTCGCAATTCGTTAAGACTATCCCTTGAAATTTTCATTGGTTGGTGGTGCTTTCAATCTCTTATTATGATAGCACCATTCCCCAGCAAAGTCAAGATGGAGTGGACAGTATTTTAATTGGCAAAATATGTTACGGTCTCTGCTAAAAAGTCTACAATAACTCTTGAGTGTCGTTGTCCATCAGTTTCAACGTTTGATGATTGGAAATCAATTTGTCTTCTAATTGATTTAGATGCTGGGAATGTATTGGTTGCTGTTGGGTTGCTAAAAGTGTGTGTGGTATTGTTTAAAACCATTTGACCACCTTGATATGCATCCATACTCACAATAACTTCCGATCCAATAACTGCGTTCCAAAAACATCTCAAATCAAATGTAAATGATGTTGCAGATGGAAATGCCTGCAGAAATCTTGTTTTATCTAGATAGATTGATTCAACACCAACTCCTGTATTATCTCCTCCCCAATATGCAAATGTTATACCACTTTTACTAATAACATTATCTCTACCCCATCCTAAAACTGCAGAAGTACCAGTTGGACTCAATAGTGATGCCCTTATATCTAAGTCAGCACCAGTTGTTACCAGATAGTTGAATACAAAAAATGTTCCATATGTTACCCCTGGGTCACGAAATTCCCCAGAACGAAATGCTTTTGCAACACCAAATGAATTAGGCATAATTTATTAAAAATATTAACTAAAGTTGAGAGCAGAGGAACCATAGACTCTTATAGTTCCAGTTGAATCAGTTGCAATTGTGAAACTTAGAATATCTTCGTTGTTAGTTGGAAGAGGTGCAATACCACCACCCCATCTAACACCTCCAGTGATATTAGTTCCGTTTACTGTGCAAGTTTCACCATATCCCAAAAGTGAGTCAGAGTCTATAATCAATGTTACTGTGGTTGCCTTTGATGCTTCGGTATTGACTCCAGTGAATGCCCAAGTAGAAACTGCTTCTGTTAATACTCCAACAATTACAGTTCCAGCATTGACATTGATATTCATTACTCCACTTGTAGATGGAATATTTGTTCCAAAAGTACTGGATATTTTTTCTGTAATTGAACCTTCAAAATGGGTGATTCCATTAAGTCTTCCTTCACCGACAAGTTCAAAAGATGATCTTGGAAGAGTTGTTCCTATTCCAACTCTTCCTGTGCTATCGGCAATAGAAACAATAGTACCAGCAGTTCCGACATGAATTAGTTTAGATGTTATAACTCCAACGTTTAAGAATCCATCATTTATAAATGTAATTCCATCTAAGAATGTATTTCCTTTTACTGTGAACTTATGATTTAACGCACTAGTACCAACACCAACATTTCCGCTCAATCTCCAAATGTTGCTATTTAATTCATTAATTGCCCATCTTGATGCAACATAAAGGTCACCATTTTGATATAATGTTCCAGTGAAGTTTATATCTCCAAGAACATCAACATTGAATGCTGGTGAAGTGCTTCCTATTCCTAGATTATTTGTTGATGAGTTATATACAAGACCATTAGTATCTACATTCAAATAACCAACATCAGAACTAGACGATGAGAAAGTTAGATATTGATTAATGTTTGTATTATCATTTGTTAAGTAAATAGATTGTGCTGCACCAACAGTCACTGCATCTGGGGCACCCCAGACAGGAGGATTTGGTCCTTGTGAAATCAATACTTGACCAGTAATACCTCTACCATTACTTACATAAACTAAATCACTAACTTTAAAGTCTCCTTCAACATGAAGTTTATGTCCAGGTGTTGTTCCTAGTCCAACCCCATTTGCTATAGAATCTACAATTAGGGTATTTGTGTCAACTGTTAAACTTCCACCAATAGAAACATTGGATGTTGTGGTTACTGTGTTTGTATAAACACTTCCAGTTGATGTTAGACCAGAAACTGTTGCATTTGTTGCAAAGAAGTTTGCTATTGTTCCTGCAGTAGAAACATTTGCATACTTTGTTTTTAAGTCATTAGTTGTTGTTATGCCAGAAATAAATGCATCTGCACCCTTTAAAGAAGTTATTTGGGAATTAGTTGCATATATTGTCCCTATAGTTGCAATTCCAATAGTTGCAATTCCAGTAACAACGACATTTGTTGCGGCAAGTCCAACTGTTGTTGTAACTCCAGTTACATTTACACCAGTTGCTTGAATATATCCAAAAGTTGAAATTCCACTTACAGACAAACTTGCTAAACTAGAACCACCACCAATTTGTAGTCCACCATTAGCAATTACAAGTCCATTAAATGTTGATACTCCACTTACAATTAAATCTGTAAAAGTATTGGGGGCATTTGCAATTGCTGCTTCTATTGTTGCTGTGGTTGTTGCATCAAGAGAAGCAATATTTCTTAATTGTCTATTTGAACTTATTACTTCTGTACTTCCAATCGATAGTCTATTTACTGATGCTAAATCATTAATAAGAATTGTATTGGATGTTACGGAACTAGAAAATAATGTTGTTAATGTAGATACTCCAGTTGCTCTAATTGCACCAGAAACATCTAATGAAACGCCAGGAAGTGTTGAACCAATTCCCACTCTATTTGTAGAATAATCAAATACAAAGTTAGAAGAACCAGCTAGTTGATTATCTGCTCCATGATATTGGACATTTCTTAATGTTCCAGCAGCAGGAGAAGTAATTCTTACAGTTGCAACTCCAGTTTGTTCCCCTGGGTCACCACTGACAAAATCAACAGAAACTCCAGGACCAATAAAGTTAAGAGTCGTAAAACTACTTGCCGCACCAACTAGAACATTTTCATCTCTAATTGTAAATGCTCCAGGTATAACACCCAAACCAAGACCAGAAAGTGCAGATGGTGGGACCCAATATCTATCAGATTTATCAGTTTGAGCAAAAGATGCAAGAATATATGCACCACCATTTGGATATGGCTTTGCACCAATCGAGGATGGTCCAACTAATGGATTTCCTAAATCTGGTTCTGTTTGGTCTAACGACAGATAATCATATCTGGTTGAGGATAAACCAACACCAAACTTCTTCTTAACTCTATTACTTAAATAATCAGCCATTTCTTATTACTGGTTAAATGTTTCAAGGATGCTGGAAAGGAATTTCAAATCTGCATTTGAACTTCCGCTTATGGAAATGGTATCACCAGTTTCTATAACTAATTTTCCAGAGAGTAAATTCGCAGTATCATTTGCTGGAATTGGATAATCTTTTAGAATCTCGGTAGTAACTGTGCCAAAACCAATAGTAGTTCTATTGTGATATAAACTTAATGTCTGTTCAGTATTTCCAACATTTGCACATTGTGCTAGCAAAATAACACCAACAAAACCAACTGGTGACTCATAAATTGTTTCTGTAGTTAAACCTACTACTTTAGTTACAGTTCTAAAATTATTAACTGCTGCGGCTGCTACTGCCATTTTTTAAGTTCCTCCTAATTATGAGAGTGCAAGAATGAATGGTGTCATTGTTGTGAACAATGCTTTTGTAAAGTCTCTACCAGAGACGGCACCAGTTGCTTGATTTATTGTTACTCCATCACCAATTCTAAAGTTACCTGCTTGGTCGGTGCTTGTATAAACAACATCACCACCATCCAATTTAACAACTTCATTTTCTTGAATAGTTACTCCACCAAGTGCTGGTTTTGCTTTTAGAATTTCCGTGCCAGAACCAATAAATTCAAAGGCATGGGAAGAAGCAAGTTGTAAACTCAATCTAGAAAAATATGCAGTTGTTCCAGTACTTACTGTATTATTTAGATTCTGTGCAAGAGTGACTGTTGTAATTCCTGCAGATGGGAGAGTTGATTCAAGAACACGATAATAAATTGGATCAATTCTTGAAACTTCTGCGGTAGCAGTAGTTCCAGAATCTGGTGATTGAATGGTTATATTTGGAGCGGAAGCATATTGACTACCCGCAGTAACAATAGTAACAGAAGTTACGGAACCATTTTCAACTGTTGCTGATGCTTGAGCAGTAATTCCATTTGGTCCCGTTGGAGTATCAATAGTAACTCTAGGAACTGCAGTATATCCAGAGCCACCATCAGTAATTCTTACTTCTTGAACAGAATAGTATAGTTTATCAAAATAAACTACTTGTCCGTCATATGGTCTATAACTTCCTATGCCAGATATAATAATTTCATTTTGTCCATTAGTTACTGTAGTTGTTGCAGCACCAGTTAATGTATAGATTGATTTTGTACTATTGTCCCCAACTCCAATTGAAACTAATCCTCTATTTCCAAATGAAGAGTTTGAGTTTGTAATATCACACTGACCACCAGATTCGGTATAAATTGCAGTATCACAGCAAATAGTAAAAATAGAAACTAACTGTGCATAAGCACCATTGGTAATAGAAACTCCAATACCACCTTGATTGTACTGGGTATATGAGTCAACAGACATTGACCCAGTTACACCAACATCATCTTGGTCTCCTGGTTCTGCTGTAAATCCATCTACTTTCATACCAATACTCTTTGGAATGAAATTAGTACAGTTTCTAATGTATGGTCCCTGTAAAATTGGACCGACACCTGGAGAGAATGATGGATGATTTGGAATTGTAGTTCCTGCTCCTGCATTTCCAGGATAAGTAGTATTAATTCCAACACCTAAGATTGTCGTACCTGCCCCAATAATTGTAGTAACAATACCAGCACAAGTATGGACTGCTGACAATACATTTGCACAAGATGCGATATCTTTATTTGAACCAGTTGCTGGGTCTGGTAAAATCCCCAAATCTTTAACTTGTGTGACTTGGGATTGATGATTTCCTGTCCAAGAGACATTATTAACACAAGAAAATGCAATGCCAACTGCATATTTAATCGTATCTATTGTTGCTTGTCTTACACTGTATCCATTTACATCAGTTCCAGTGATGTGTTGAAGTGCTCCAGTATTGTTAAAGTAAGTTTTTGCTGCACCAACAGATTTTGAGTTTCCACCTCTAGTAATGTCATAGCATATTGCTTTGAAAATATCTTTAATGTCATCACTACAGTCTCTTGCATTTCCTGTAGGTACAACAAATGCTGGAGATTTATATGCAGTACTTGTTAAATAACCAACTGCCTCACCTGCAATATAATCAAGATTCATTCTGATGAGTCTTGCTGCATCAAAAAATCTGTTGCTAGAAACTCCAACCAAAGGTTGGAATGCAACTACTGCAGCACCATTTGTTGAATCTGGACCAACAAAACTCAAGTCAGTAATGTGTACCGCATTATTAACATGGAATAAATCTTTATCTGGATTTAATGGTCTAACTTGACAGTTTCTTAGTTCTGCCCCCTCTACGGCAACATTTTTTCCAAGTATAATTGGATTATTCTCTGCATAATATCCAGGGAAAACTTTAATAGTATCTCCAGGTAGTGCTATTGCTGCTGCTGCCTTTATAGATGCCTTTGAGTCATTTTCTGTCAATCCACTATTTGAATCATTTCCATTTTGTGTGACAAAAATTGTTTTTCCAATTGGTTTATATGCATCAATTCTAACACTACCTTTGCCATTTCCTGGTGTAATTGTAACTCCAATTCCAGGAATAATAGTAGTTACAATACCAGAAAGTTGAGAACCAGAACCTAAGAATGTTGCTGCATTTATGGTTTGGAATGTTGCACCACCAGAAACATTAACATTAGTAAGTGAAGTAATTCCTGCTACAGTTACATCTTGGAATGTACTTAATCCTGTTACATTAATGCTCGTTAATGCATTTAATCCAAGGTCTGCCCTAAATGATGCAGCAGTTGTGGAATCAATACCAGTTAGGTTTTGAAGTTGTCTTGCACTACTAAGGATTTGTGTTGAACCAACACTAACTGAAGATACAGTTGTTACTCCAGTTATATTTGCTCTTGTTGCTGTTAAATTTGTAATGTTTGCTGTTACTTGAGTTGATACTCCAGTAACATTTAATCTGTTTAACGTTGTTTGATTTAATACCCTTGTATCATCAAATGTACTCAATCCAACGACTGTTAAATCATTTAAAACATCCAATCCCAAAGAAACTTCAATTGTATTTCTTGTAGTTGCATCAATCGAAGTAACACCTTCAAGAGTTGGAATTTTTGCAACCAATGCAAATAAGTTGTTAGTTGTAGTTAAACCAACATTCCTCAATACTCCACGAACATCTAAGTTTGCTAATGGAATGCTGGTTCCAATTCCAACATAATTTAATGCTGGGTTATAGACAAGACCTTCTGGATTTACAAATGCACTGGTGTCACTATCAAAATTCTTTGTATAAGTTAAAAATTGAACCTGATTATCTGTCTGCCTGTTTATAGTTAATGATGCAGCAGCACCAACTGCTTGATATGCTGTACCAGTAATATCAATGTTATAAACACCACTAAGTCGTGCAGAAGGAAGAATACCTCCAGTTATATTTGATGCACTAGTAAGTGAGTTGGAAGTTGCTGCAGTACCAGTGATATTAATATCATAGTTACCTGACAATCTCTCTCTTGGAACTGTTCCACTGAGAATGTTTGTTGCATTGTTTAAAACATTTGCAGTTGAAACACCAATAGGATAGAATCCACTAAGTCTATCTGGATTAATTGTTCCAGATAAAATATTTGCACCACTAAAAAGAAAAGTTGAAGTAGTAGCAGATCCAGCTAAATTTCCAATAAATTGATTGGCAGTAATTGTCGATGCTCCAACAATACTATTTCCCAACAAACTTAGATTGTCATTAGCTGCCAATTCCTCTATTTGATTAGACGTTGGATTGGCAATTAAGGGATATCTGTCTGCCATTAGTTATTTGTATACTTTTTGTTCTTATAATATATAGGAAGCCTTTTATTTTTTCTTTTCATACTTAGAAAAATCAAAATTTTCCATTTCTTGAATTTGTTTTTTCAGTTTATCAATCTCTTCTCTCGTCCTTGCGGCAGATTGTAATAAAGACCAAGCATAGAGTTCTCTTTCGTCTCTTCTTTCTCTTAATCTCTTTGTCATTGAAATTAATTTCTCTGCAGTCGGTTGATTTGCAGATATTACAGAATTCATATTATTTGTGGCACTTGTAATTGCAGAATCATACTGGGAGCATGTTGCTCCATTTGGATCTGGTCCTCCTTGTGCCATTCCAGTATAACCAATCGAAACAGAGGTTGCTGTTCCACCAATTGTAACTTTTGTTCCAAGTGGAGCGTAAGTAGTTGTACAAGTTATAATTGGCATTTCACCTCCACTACTGGTACACGTTGTTATTGTCGGCCATTGCTTTGTTCCAATATAATAATCTGCTCTACCTGCTCCAACTTTTGGTTCTTTTATTTCTTTAACTATTACATCTCCCTTAGATTTTATTTCATCTCTTGCTTTTTCTGGTTTCCATGATTCTGTTCTATTTGGATCACCAGAAGTATCATAAAATACACTATGTCCTTTACCAACTGTTGATTTATCAATGATTCCTATTTTTACGGGACTATTTGGATTTTTCTCGTAATTAAAGTCTTCATCAATATTTGGAGTATTCCTAATCACATATATTGCTGTACTAGCAAAAGATGCCAAAGTAGTTGTTGATATAAACAAAGCAGGTATTGTTGTAAGAATTCCTACTCTAAAAATACCTTCTTCCAAATAATTAGTTGCTGGTTTATCTAAAATCAATGAGGGAACGAGTAAAGTTGAAGTCGAGACTATTCCAACCTCGTCATAATATTCTATAGTTTGCGTAGTACTACCAAAACCAACGATTGAAGTATAACCATTTGTGGTCAAGACTCCCACATAACTTGTAGACATTCCAGAAACTTCTGGCTCAAGAAGAATCATTCCAGTGGTTAACCCAGTTATGCTACCAGCACCAAAATTAGCAAAAGTATAAGACCCAGTGGATATGCCACCAACTAAAGTGGTAATGATTCCTACAACTGTAGTAGACCCAAACCCAACAACTTCTGGCAAATCTCCAGTGGTAAATGCGACTGGATTATCAAGATTGTCTGATATTGTATCTCCAATCTTTATCTCTTGTGGAACTGAAGTTGCACTATTTACTCCAACTACTGTTGACCCTAAAGAAAGATATCCATCAAATTCTGTGATTAAATTTGAACCATAATCTCTATTAGTTGGTTTTTGGTAATATTTTAAACCTTGATAAGGTTCATAGTCGTAAACAGCACTATTTTTTTGAACCTCATAAACGGTGAAAGTAACTTGTGATAATGATGCTCCATCACCAGAACCAGAAGTAACCCATTGTGTATATGAGTCTGTTTTTTTCCAAATTAAATCCGTTCTACAACCAGAAGTTATTCTAGAATCATATGCAGTTTTTACTGGAGTTATGGACTGATTTATTATATTTGTTGTTCCAATTGCATCTGCATCAATACCTTCTATCAACTGATCCATTTTATCAATCTCAATGTCAGCCAATGATAATCTATCGAGAATTCCTTCTCTTTGTTTGATTTTGAGTTCTAGTTCTTGCTTCAACTCTGCAATTATTTCTCTGGACTCTGACATTGTAAAGGTAACTAACACGGTTTTTAGTATTTATTTTATTAAAATGACCTCCAAAGAGATGGATTTAGTCTACTAAATTCGCATTTTAAATAATCTTCTTTTACTGTGAGTGTTATGTCTCCACAGATTGCAACTCTTTGTCCCTCCCGTTTTGTTAATTGTAACGTAGAATGCATCAATGAACTTGGAAAAAGAACTACAGTACCTTCTATTGGTGTGATATTGAAATTATTACAATTGTACTTATTAAATTTTTTTATCAAATTATATTTTCCACTTTTTGTTGTTTGGAACATAAAATCAGATACTTCATTTGGATTCTTTGCTTGATGGAAACATAATTTATCTGAAGTTTCATTGCAATCCAAATAATAACAAAAAGATATGTCACTACAATTATGGGTATGGACTTTTATATCAGGAAGGTCTTCTTTATGAATATTCAACCAAGATTTTGTTACATGAATATCTAAATGAGATTCTTCAACATCAAGAACAGTCAAATATTCTCTAACGTTATCAGATAAGCATTTGAAAAACTCTTTATACCTTTCTTCATGGTGTAAAAAATATCTTCCCGAATTCTCTGGTGATTCTAATTCTTCCCTCGGCAAATCATCAGAATAATGCCAATATCCTTTTAATTCCTCTAAGTAATTGTCTTTAAACTCAGTATGACAAGATATTTCTCCACGATAAATTATTGTTGGGAATATCTCATAAATCTGATGTTTTATTTTCCCCTTTATGTGTAGCATAATCCCAACCACCTAATGCATATTCACTATTATCTCCTGGATAATCATATGGTGTCAATCCTTTATACTCTGGTTGCAATTTATCATTAGTTACTCTTTCTGCAAAGACAGTATAATGGCACTTAATCGGCACTCCAGAGTTTGTCTTTATTTTTATTTTAGTACCATCTTGTGAAATAGAATCAACAAATAATTCTTGATATTGTCCTATTGGAGTTAAGTTTACTGTTATCGATTCTGGATAAACAAGATTCTTCCAATATTCTGGTAATTCGATAATATTGTTATTTTCTAATTTCCCCCTAATATATGCACCAACTTCTGGTCCTTCGAGACAAATATATCTCAATCTATGGTTTTCTTTTGTTGGGTGTGGAATATCAAATCCCTTTCCAGCAAGAGCAAGTGCTTGCCTTGCTATTGCATTTGTTGCAACCAAAGAATCTCCAGTTGTTGTAACAAAATCAAAAGCCTGTACATACCCACCAAATGATCCAGAAGAATGCACTATTAACGGAGCATTATTAATTTTGGGAGCATTTCCAAGACTTATTGAATTCTTTAAATCAACCGCATTTTTTAAACTTAATGCATTTTTAATAGTAATTCCATTTTTAGTTGTTACTCCCTGGAATAAACTTACTGCAAATACATTTAATGAACCAATTATATTAGTAATTCCAGTAACTTCAAGTGATGCTGGAACAGCAAGACTACCCAATGGAGGTCCTATCATGCAAGTTGCACGAGCAATTCCTATTTGAGGAGTTGCTCCAATATAAACTGGTCCATTAAGAACTGCAGTTCCTGGGGTTACTCTAGAAGAAGCAGTTAAAAATGAAGTGTCAACCTGCCCAACGATTAATTTATCACCAACGGTTGCTATAGAAGATAGTGCTGGCATATTACAATATAGATAAGAATTTCTTTAAATTACCCAAAGCATTTAATATTTGTCCTATAAAAGAACCTTGAAAAATATCTACTAATGAAGAACTGGACTGTTGTACTCCTGCTGCCTGCTCTACAAACTGCCCCATAATATTTACTGAATTTTGTGCAGGAATATCAATATTTGTTCCTTTTATTCTACTTGTAGGACCATCAATCTCAACTACTTTTCCTGCTTGGATTGTTACCTCACCATCACCATCTTCAGCAACTAAACGAATACTTCTTGCTTTTAATGTAATTTGACCATTCACTGCTTCAAAATGAATGTCCCCATTCCTAGCATAGATTATTTTTGCTGGTTCCTTTTCATTTACTTTTCTTCCACAAATTTCCATTGAAGTTTTCAATGAAATATCCCACTTGTCTCCATCCTTGTAATAAGTATACCCAGTATGCTCATCTGTAATCATTCCATAACCAACTTCTTTTCCGTTGATTGTTGTTCCAGATTGGACCTTAAATCCATATCCCTGCTGCCACCATTCTTTTTTCTGATCTGTCATTAGATATTAGGGAGTTTTTTTTATTTAGTAATACAATCAATAACTTCAATAACACCAAATTGATTAACAACTGTGATTTTGTTAAACTCTGGAGTATATTGCAAGACTGGATATGCAGTTGCCCCTTCTCCCGTTTGCGTAATAATTTCTGCAAATCCTGGGTTTGTATTAAATGAATCTCCACAAACACCACTTACTGATGTTACTCCAACTATAGCACCTGTTGGGGCAATAATTACATTAAATGAGCAATTACCAAACTTAATTTTATCTCCACTAGTATATCCAAATCCTGGATTTGTAATAATAATATTTGTGATTATTCCAACAACATTTGTTCCAATTCCAGTAAATGTTCCAATTCCAGTAAATGTACCAATTCCAGGGAAAGGAACAGTCGGTCCATTAATTGAAGTTGTTCCAATACCAGCAGTTCCCCCACTCTCATCTGGGATTGGAGTTCCTGGAGGAGATTCATTTGGTTGATTTGGTGCTGGGGGCAAAGTAGGAGAAAGTCTATTTCCTATCAAAATAGTAGTCTTTGCTACATAGTCATCATCTGGATCATATAAATTAAACACTAATGTCTCAACTGGCTCAGTTTGATTATCTTGCCTTACTTTTACTTTTAATGTTGCTCTATTATTAACTACTTTTATTTTATTTGATAATGAACTGATTTCCAAATCTTCTATTTTTATATCTCCAGTGATATCATAAAATAATTCAGTATCGTCCTTAACATTAGTAGTTAAAATTGTAAATGTTATAGTTTCACCTTCAAATACAGTATACTTGTCTGCGTAAACTGCATAAGTGGGAGGAATAAACACTGTAGAATAATTAGATGGGCAATATCCAGATCCAGGATTTACCACATATATTGATTCAATTCTTCCGTTAGAAATTTTTGCTTCAAGTTTAGCACCACTTCCATGATTTGTATTATCGATTACATTTATAGATGGTGGTTTTGTATATCCTTTCCCTTGATTTAAGATCTGAACAGTAAATATAGATCCATCATTTCCAACAATTGGAAGTGCTTCTGCATTAATTCCTGTTCCAAATATTTCTATAATGGGGGGAATACATGAAGCAGACTTTGTTCCCTCTGATTGTGGTGTTTTTTCTTTTTGAGTGGTTGGATTAGTTGCTTTATTTGCACAATCTCTAAATGGAGAAGGACCAGTGTAACCAAACAAAGACGATGACCCCAATGCTTGGTCTATATTTTCATTGATTCCCTTCATGAAGTTTAACTTCTTAAGGGTTCTTGACCAACTATCTTTACCACTTTTTGAAGACCCAGATTTGGAGCACCACTGTGAGGCTGTTTCACATTTCAATTGATCGCAACCAATGAAATTCAAAATTTGCTGAGCAACTGAGGAAATTTGTCCAAGTACACTTGAAATTTGTCCTATTCCCCCGAGCAACCAATCCAAACCAGACATTACTGGTCCAAGCAAATCCTCAATGAAATTCATTAATTTTCCAAGGATTCCTGCAACAAATTCTTCAACAGCACACATTGGAGCATTTATTGCTCTGCCAATCATGTTGGTTAAAAGATTTACAATATAATCAATAATTAAAGGAATAAGTTTTTCAAATAAACAGAAAATAATATTAATGATATTTTTTGTTGCTTCTGCCACTGGTGGATGTTGTGGGAGAGGCAGAACCTTTGCAATAAAATCACGGAATAGTGATGTAACTAATTTTATAATTGCTCCCCTAAGGTTATTGACTATGAATTTTATAACCCCGACAATTCTTCTCGCAAATCCTTTTATTTCATTTACAATATCAACAAATTCATTCAATATTGGGTCAATATAAGTTCCAATAAAATCCTGTATTCTTCCAGTAAATTGTATAAATTCTTGAAGTATTTTTGATATTTTACCTATAAGATTATCATTACATCCATTTTCTCTTGTTATGCAAATTTCTCCTTCGGCAGCAAATTGTTGAGCTGCTAAATCTTCCCTAATTAATTGATCAGCACCAGGTTTATTTTCATCTCTTGTTGATGGAGTCAAAGGACCAACTGAACTTGTGCTCGCAACTCCTGCTACTGGTATAGATGATGTGGTTGGTTGAGATTGTACTCCTGGGTTTTGTTTTCTTATTTGTGTTGCTGCCTGTTTTAATGGTCCAGAGTGCCCAGTAAAGGGTCTTAACTGGTCTTTAATTGATTCTGATGGAAAGTTCGTTACACTTTCGTTCCTATGAAGACATCCAACTACAACTGGTTGCTGCCCATCATCTCCATCCAAGAAAAATCCGAATGCAGTTTCACCCCCAGACAATCTCAGAGTTTGTCCGATTCCACCTTGGGCAGATCCTTCTGCTCCAGTAGTCATGACATGTGCCCAAGGCAAATCGTTATCTGGAAGAACATCCCTATCAAAGGGATGATAACCAATAATTCTTACTTTACAACGATATGCCCAACTTCCACTAGTCTCTCCTTTCTTATTCTTACCTGCATCTGGAGCAGATTTTTCGTCTCTCCAAACTGATGCAGGAGCAACTTGACCAATCCACCAAATGAATCCGTCTTTGCCCAAATAATTTGATTTTAATAAAGATCCTTCAATCATCGAAAATTTTACATTCAGGTGCGTTTGGGTTTATATCACAATATAATTCAAAATTTGTTGGGCAATCAATAGCTTCTGGATTGTGCTTTTGATACTCTAGTAATTCAGAAAGATAATCTTCCAAATATCTTTTTCTTTGTTTATTTATTGCAGGACTCTCAAGTTCCTCGCATATATCAGTAATTACTGTTTGTAGTTCCATTGTTGTTACCTATTGGTAGATCCGTAAAGCCCATAACTATCACGGATTAGTTTTAAACTAGTTACAACTTGATTTCCCTCGAAGTGGTGTCGTAATTCTTTAATCAAATAATTTCCACTTTGTTGTTTATCAATTTGTTTCTTATCTGTCATTTCAATTGCTGGAAATTCCGCATAGATTAACTCTCCAGCTTTCAGATTTACGTTGCATGGTACTACCATATTTAGTGACTGTGTGAACAAAATGTTATATCTCGAAGCAGATTTTGCCATATCTGCAACATCTCTGCCAGATTCTTTTGTTACAGTTTCAGTATCTAAAACACCTCTATCTGAAGTTCTTACTAAAATTCTTGTCCACGAATCTCCCAATTCTTTAGACACAGCAATTGTGTCATCTGTTCCTAGTGTATTTTTTATTTGGTCTTTTAACTTATACTGATATATGTCCATATGTCCAGTATAAAAATCATAAAAGTATGTTTTATTGGAATACATTCCAACCCTTAAACTTTTTAGTAGGTCAATATTTTTTTCAATATTGTAGTTTAATATTATAAAAGAATTTTGCTGTTGGTTTGCAGAAATTGCACCAGTAAAAGTATATTTTGGTATATTCTTTGAGTCTGCTGAAGAAGAACCTACTTGAGTGTTTGAAACTAAACTATCAATACTTTTAAAATTAAATCCATCTCTGTTCTCATAAAACAAATATCCTGCAGTTCCTTTTGCTTCACCAGTATTTCCTCCACCAGAAACTCCACCAGAAGATGCTGGCATTGCCTTTGGTCCTAACCAAGTCAGTACTGTAAATGGTTTTCTGCTATTTGAAATAAAGCTATAACTATTTGAAGTATTTTCTATATTTTTTTCTTTATACTTTTCCGTCTTTAAATCATTTTTTAATATTGCTTCTACTGTTGTTTTTATATTTCCACCATATTTCCTAAAACATCTTGTTGTTTCATTTGTGATACCTTCTCTTGATACGAGGTGTAAAGTGAATGTTTCTCTGGTATCTTTTGCCATTACATCACTAACTTTAAAAACATACATTGAATATGTTTCATCCAAAGTAAATTCTCCAGAAGCAGTAGTTACACTAATAGAAACTCTCTCTCCTCCTCTTATTGGTAGAAAATTATAAAGAGAAGTTGTATTTGAAACCATCATACTCATAGTTACACATGGAGAAAGAATGTCTTCAAAATAATCACAAAACAAAATAGAGTTTGTGATGTCAATTTTTTTCTTTCCATCAAGAGATTCAATTACAACAAAATTATATTTTAAACCTTCTATTGCTGGATTTGACATTATGTTTGCGAAAGATTGGTTAAAAGAAGAGACTTCATTAAACTATTTACCACTTGAGATGGTGGTGTTCCCATTACAGTGGGTGTGGAATTACTATTACCACCAGGAGCAGTTATAACAGAAGGTGGACTAGAACTTGATTGAGATTGTTGTCCTTCTATTGGAATTAAAACTATAGATGAACCTGGAGAATTATATTCTGGATAATCTGAAATATTTTTTCCCAATTTTGATAATTCCTCTGGAGCAAACATAGATGGGTCTACACCCATTCCACCCATTCCACCAACATTAGACTTGAGTAAATTTTGAAGCTTATTATTGTATTTGGTATAATCTGGATGAACTTTATCTTTTGCATTAAATCCCCCACCAAACTGAACAAAACCAGGAAATTCATTTGCAAGTGCTTGTAGTTTTGGATTCATTGCTGCCAAATCTCCTCTGTCAACACTTGTCCCCATCAATTGAACTCCCTTTGCTCCCATTTTCTGAGCATATTGTAATTGTTGACGAACTGTTGCTAAATCTGAAGTATCATTGGAAATACCAGAAGATAATCTAATAAGTTTACCTTTTAAATCTTGATTCTGAAGCATTCCCATAACATCTTTTGGACTTGCTCCGACTGTAGCAGTTCCTGCAGAACCAGAAGAATCCTTTGACCCCTTTGCTATGCTATCTCCTATAGTAAGCATTGGTGCTGCACCAATATCATTTGAAGTGAATTTTCCATTCATAGAACTTCCAGGTGCTGTCGCTGCTTGCGTTCCAGTTTTTATTGGTGCAACTGCTGGAGTTTTTGGTGCGGTTCTTAAAAATGGTCTTGGGTCTATTAATTTTCCTGAAGTATTATAAAGTTCAAAATGCAAATGAGGAAAATCTGGAGAACTTGCCTTATCTGCTGGTGAAATAGTGCCTATTTTTTGTCCTGTTTTAACTTCTGTCCCTGTAGAAACATTTGATAAAACATGAACATATCTGGTCATACTTCCATCTTTATGTTTGATGCCAATTGTTTGACTACTTCCTCCTCCTTTTTGCCAAGCATATCCACGTCCAACTTCAACTACAGTTCCTGACATTGCTGCTAAAACAGGATCTCCTGCTTTTTGATCTGCAATATCTTGTCCAGCATGAGACCCATGTGATCTTGCTGCTCCAAATTGTGCTCCACCATAAGTGCTTACATGCCCAGTAACAAATGGAGCAACTCTTTCAACATTATCAAATCCTGGATAATTTGCATCTGTAACACCTTGGTCGTTTACTCCAGGTCCCATATTATTTGGGTCCGCAGAAATATTATCGGTATATGTTCCTGGTCCTATTTCTCCACCAGATACAGAAAAACCCATTGCAAAATTACTAAATTTATCCACAACACTTGAAAATTTGTCTAGTGCATTTTTAAATCCACCAGAACCTTCCGACAATCCTTTTTGTTTTTGTTCTTGTGCCTTGAGTCTTTCTTTTTGCTTTTGTTCTAATGATTTTTCACCAGTAACTCCCTCATATGCTCTATCTGCAGCAAACCCACCAACAAAATTACCTGCCATACTCCCAATAACAAATCCAACTCCAGGAATTGGTATCAATGTTTGCCCTATAGCACCACCAAGTAAACTTCCAGCAAGAGCACCTCCAGTACCTGCTGCTGCTTTGCCAATAGATTCCCCCTCAGCAAGTCCAGTTGCAAAATCAAGTCCAGCAAAAATACTGTTTACAATTCCAATTGATCTCAACCCAGTAAATCTTAAACCTTGTCCTCTTGGAATTGGGGTTGCTTGCCTTGAAGGTTTTGAAGATGTTTTTGCTGGCTCACCAAGTTTTCCTTTTCCAGGGAACATATTTCCAAGAAAACCACCAACATCTAAAGCACCACCAACTAGTGACCTTAATAAATTACCAACATTCCCAAAATTATTAGCAACATTTAAATTTGCTAGTTCTTTTATTTTTCTTTTTGGTGGTAATTTTATGGTTTGAAGAGACTTGGTTTCTTTAACCAAAAAAGTAGAAAATGATTTATATTCTGACTGCATTTTTGACAAGTCACGTTTAGTCTTGCCGTTATACGAAGCAATACTATTAAATGAAGATACTAATGGAGATGTAATTGCTTTTGCCATTATCCGTCAACAATATTATAAACGATTTTTGAATACATTGTTAAGAAATTAGCAGAGTCCGAAGATGGTAAAATAGGTATAGATGGACCACTATCACCCAAAGGATTGGTTGGTGGAATTATAACTTGTCCACCTCCCCCACCACCAGAAGATTGTTGTTGTCCTCCAGTAATCCCAGGCAATGTTACAACTGATGGTTTTGCTTGTGAAGGTGGTGGTTGAGATATGCTCATTGCTAATTTTGCCCTCTCTTCTGGGGCAAACATTGATGGGTCTACACCAAGTCCACCCATTCCTCCTTTTACTTGAGAAGTTTTTGGTAAATATTCTTTAACTTTTTTCGATGCTTCTTCTTTTGTTACACTTCCATCCTTATTTAAATCGAGACCTGCATTCTGAGTATAAGCACGTCCAGTATAACCACTCATGGCACCTTTGCCAAAAAGAACGAAATTGTCAGGTTTTCCTACAGCAGCAGGAAAAAGAACAGACATATAAACATCGGATAAAGATCCACCTTTATTTAAAGTTCCTTCAAAATATTTGTCAACGTATTTAAGTTGCTCTGTTCTTGTCATTTTTGACAAAGCATCAGTGGAAGTTCCCAATCCCTTTGCAGTATCTGGCATAAATTGAATCAATCCAGTAGCACCACTGCCAGCTTTGTTCTTTATTGAAGGACTAAATGTTCCTCCAGTTTCAAATCCCATGACTGCATAAAGATAATCTTCTGGAATATTATATTTTTTAGAAATATCAGTAACTCCTTTTGTGAAAGAGGTATCTTTAGAAACTTCTTTGGGAATTGTTCCTGGAGAATAAGAAGATGGACCAGAAGGCATCCCTCCAGGGGAAGAAGCAGGACTAGATGAAGGTGCTGGAGAAGGTGCTCCACCTCCAGGAGAAGAAGTTGATGGTCCTTGACCTATCTTTGCTGATGAACCTTTTATCATTTCTTCAACAGCATTTGCAAATTTGTTTACAATAAATGCAAATGTATCAACTAATCCTGTCGGTATATTTGAAATTTGTGGGATACTCTGCAATCTATCACTATCTGCAAGAGCATTAACTGCCATCCCACCACCAACTGCACCAAGACCTAATCCCAAAAGACCCGCCCCCCTTCTTCCTATCCTAGCACTTCTTGGGGTAGTTCTTCTTAATGGTCCACCTGGAACATCAATATCCAAATTTAATCCTGGACTTCCTCCAGGAGATGCTTGTGGTAAATTTGATAGTTGATTTACTATTTTGAGAATGGTTTGCCTAATTAATTTTGCAATTTCAAAACTTTCAGTAAAAGAAGTCTTAAGTGTTGCGAGACTTTCTCTTAACTGTTTTATGTTTTTTCCACTTCCAAAGAAATTTACAAATCCAAGGGCATTCTTATATGCATCTAAAAATTTATCTAAAATACCAACGGGTTTTGCTGCATCAACATCTCTAAGTCTTTTTTGATAATTGTCGGAAAGTTGTTTAGTGAAATTGGCAGTCTGTTGTCTTATATTTTGTACAACAGTTTGTAGTTGAGTTACTTGAGAATTTTGCTGCTGCCTAATTTGTTGTATTTGATTTATTGTATTTGATGCTACTTGTTGTAATTTTCCGTCTACTTGCCTATTTGTTATATTTGTAGCATTTCTAATACTATTATCAACCTGATTTAAAATATTGGAAGAAATAGTACTTACAATAGAATTAATGTCTGGAGTTACTGGTTTTACTGCAGCACGTTGGAATCCTACAATTTTATTTGCAGCAGAAGAAACAACAGAAGACCCTAAAGGTGCTCCACCAGAAATAAAATTCTGAGCAGATTGTGAATTTATTGGATTTCTTCTTACTATTGATTCTGGTCTAAGGGCAGATTTAATTGCCATGTGCTTGCTGTTTTTGCTTCAGTTTTTCTTCTTCAATATGCTGCTGCAATAATCCAACGTAAATGTCCCTTTCCCAAGGCATCATATTTTCAATCTCAGTCAAAGAGTATTTATGGAACTGCATTAAGGCAAAATTGATTTTGAAATATGCCTCAAGATCCATATGGGACATAATCAACCGAAAAAACTCGTTAATCCCTCCAACGTCACTTCATTCATTACTCCAGTCTTAGGATTTTTAACCTGAATTGTGTGAGAAAGTTTTGGCATTGTTTCAAAGAACTTTTCAATCTTTTTGAACTGATTAGAATTCATCTGCTCAATAAATTCTATTAATTCTTTCTTTGTACAATCTGCTGCTGCCCAAGATTCTTCATCACTATAAACCATATCAATACATGATGCAATAATATCAAAGGACTTTTCAATATTACTTTCACTTTGAGCATCACTAAAATCAAAATTATTTTTGATAAATTGATCCAATGAAGGATATTTCATTCTCATTATTAAATTATTATCTAATTTGATATCAGATGAATGTTCTGGGTCTTTTTTCACCTTAATTTCGTCAATATAGACTGTTACTGGAACTTGTGTATTGGAATCATCATCGTAACAAGTTACAATTAAATCAATATTTTCCCCTACAGACTTTCCTCTTACATTTAAGAATACATATTCAATGTCAAAAGTGGGCAGTTCTTCTACCTTCACCCCTTTGGTAATAATACACTCCTTTAATACTTGTTTTATTGCAGTAGTAATTTGTTTAGTATCTTGTGATTCTAATGCAATAATTAAAATCTTTTCTTCTTTTACTAAAAATGGTCTATATTTTATAGTTTTTCCGTTTGAAGGCAACTCCAACTCATATGTTGGTGTAGAAATCTTTGGTAAAGGCATAATATCCTAATATAGTCTTCATTACGATTATTTATCGAGTATTACCAGTACCATCATTTTTCTCATAAACATACCTAGAATAACTAAATTCTACAGTTGTTTTAGTTATGGTGCTTCCCTCATATGAAACTGGAAGTGCAGTTATGTTTGTTGGAAATGCATCAATTAGTCTATATGTAATGGTTGGAACATTTCCCAGTTTCCCACCACTTAATTCTGGTCTTTCCTTAAAATTTCTTTCAAATTTAACTATACTAATAATTCTTTTGTACTCATTTGGATATCTCATTCTAAAAAAATCATTTCTATTTTTAGCATCACCAAATCCAATTTTAGATACTGGATATGAACCAGTACCACCATAAAGTGGGTTGATGAAATTCATCCATTCTTCAAATAAACGAATAAGTCTATAATCATTATCGACATAAAAAGTTAAAGTTACTGGAGTATAGATTCTCCTCGTTGGTATCCTTTCGATTATTCCCTGACGACTTCCTGCCTCTTCAGCAACTTCGAATGTTGCCCCTGGAATTACTGCTTCTGAACAATAAAAGTCATAATAAGCATTTTTAACTGCATCATTAGTCAATCCAGAATTTGTCAGCCATTGCATCAACCTATCATCATCTGACGTTGTATTTGTCAAGTGCAATGCAACTTTAAATTGACTTGTTAATGATAATGCACCAAGAATATTTCTGGCACCCTCAAGTGTGACCGCACCATCTGATCTCTCGGTGGTCATCTTTACATAAAGTGGCCCTATGTCTGGTTGCCCCTTCGAATCTCTTTGTGCCATTTATAAATATTTTTAAAAAATATCTATACTATGTATGCCACATAAAGATGATTCTGGGTACAGACAAGGAAAATTTAGACCACAAAAACCAGAAAAATACAAAGGAGATCCAACTAAAATAATTTACAGGTCATCATATGAATTAAAATTCATGCAATATTGTGACCTAACAGAAAGTGTAAATGAATGGAAATCTGAAGAATTTTTTATTCCTTACATATCACCAATAGATAATAAAGTACATAGATATTTCCCAGATTTCTTTGTTAAGTATAGAGATAAAAATGGAAATACTCGTACTTTAGTTGTAGAAATAAAACCAGAAAAAGATTTAAAAATGCCAGAACAAAACCCAAAAAGAAGAACAAAATCTTGGGCATATAATGTAAAAACATGGGCAATAAATCAGGCAAAATGGAAAGCAGCAAAAGAATATTGTGAAGATAGAAAATACGAATTTCGTATCTTAACAGAAAAAGACCTAGGAATTAAAGTAAGATGATATCAGAGGACATAAAACAACAAGCGGGAAAAAAATTCAGAAGTAGCAATTGGTGGACAAATGCTACAATGAATGAATTAAGAAATTATCAAAGAAAAAATATAAATGAATTTGATACTAATTTTATAGTTCCTGGAGATTTAGTTTTTTTCTTATATTCAGCAAAATATCCCCAAAAATATCTTTGGTGGGATAGGCACCCATTATCCTTTATAGTTGATGTAAACCCGAGAGAAGGTAGCTTTATTGGAATCAATCTTCATTACTTAAATCCACAATATAGAGGGGGATTTGCCAAATCACTCCTAAATAAAACAGGAATTTCCAATGCACCAAAAAAGACTATTCACAAATATCTTTTTTCTGGTGTGATGAGTGAACTGTTTAAAGTCCCAAAAAATGATTGGGTTGGTGTTTCATTATTACCGACAGAGCAATTTGTCGATAAAAACGGATTATCCGTACCAAAATACCGAGTCTGGGACGCACCATAAATGAGTTATAAGTTATTAAAAGACAATTACTATACTTCTGGAATTGCCCCTCTTGGAGTTCCTTTAGGATTCGGATTAAGGTATGACCCCACAACTGGTGATTATGAATTAAAACAAAAAGGTCTTGGTGGTAGTTACGATATTGGAATTGGACTTGCAGTTTTTTACAAAAATGGAAGTTGGTATGGGGATGCTTTAAAAGACCCAAAACTATTCAAAGATGGAAAACCAACTGCATTAGCAAATCAAATAAGTGAAGATATTAGAAGAAAGGTTGGAGCAGCATACACAAAAGGTGGTGGGGCAAATTCTGGATTAAAAATAAACAAAACTGCATTAGATCCATCTGGGACTGCAGGAATTAATAATTTTTTCCCAGGGACAAATCCAGGTATTGCAACTGCTGTCCCTGGGGGACCAATTTTATCATCACCTCCAGGGTCATTACCTGCATTTAATTCTCCTCTAGATTTCCCAAGTGTAAATGAAGATGCTCTTTTTGGGACAGAAGCAATAAGAGCATCCAAATTGCTTGTTTATCCAGTTGATATCCTTGAAAACCGACAAGATACACTAAGGATAACAATGTATAATTATTCTTCTCCTTCTGGAGAAAGTCTATTTGGTGGTCAATCAGCAGAAAGCATAGTAACAGAAGGAGTACAAAGATCAAGTGGAGCAAAAGTAGGGAAAGAAGATTTTAAAGGAACCGTAATTCTTCCAATTCCAAATAATGCATCCGATTCAAATTCTGTTGCATGGGCAGAAGATACTATGAATAATATTAATGCTGCAATTCTATCTACTGTTTCTAAAGATTTGGGTGGAACTACTGCTGGAGCTCTTGCTGGAGCATTAACTAAGCAACTTACTGGAGTAAATCCAAATCAAGCAATTTATTATCTTGATTTAATTCAAAAGATAGGTCCAGACTTAAAAGACCCTAATGTACTGAAGCAAGTTCAGGCAATTACTAGCTCTTTGGTTATGAAGCAAGCAGGTTTTGACATTCCACCAGAAACAATACTTTCAAGAGGATTTGGAGTCGTTCCAAATTCTAATATGGAATTGCTATTTAATGCTCCAAAATTAAGAAGTTTTGAATTTTCTTGGAGAATGAGTCCAAGAAGTGCAACAGAAGCAAAAACTGTAAAAAGAATTATAAGATTCTTCAAACAGGGAATGGCAGCAAGAAAATTAAGTGCTTCTTCTGGTGCTGGAGCATCATCCGCACTACTCGGAACTCCTAATATATTTAAATTGCAATATAAAACTGTAGATGATAGACCAATTTCTGGATTAAATAGATTTAAATTATGTGCATTAACTGGGTTTAGTGTCAATTATACACCAGACGGTCAATGGTCTGCATATGATGAGGGACAACCAGTTTCGGTAAACATTGGAATGGGATTTACAGAGTTAGAACCAATCTTTGAATCTGATTACCAGAATACCATCTGGGATAAATTAAAAGACAAACCAGATTTAGATCCAATAGAAGCAGACGATGTAGGTTACTAATATGCCATACTTTAGAGAACTTCCAGATTTACAGTACCCTTCTCCATTTAAAACGAGAAATTATATTGATGAATTTGTAACAGCAAAAAATATTTTTAGAAGAGCAAAACTAAGAAATGATGTGGCAAATTTTGCTACTGCATTTACTTATTATCAAATAGTTGATAATGAAAGACCAGAACAAATTGCCAAAAAGGTATATGATGACCCAGATTTAGACTGGATTATTCTATTAACTAATAATATTACTGACTTAAATAATGAATGGCCATTGAATAATGACTCTTTGTATAATTATATGATTCAAAAATATGGATCAGACGAAGAGTTGGCAAAAGTTCATCATTATGAAACTGTAGAGTATAAAGATGAATATGGAAGAATTATTATTGAAGGGGGATTACAAGTAGACCCTGCAAAGTCTGAATCAATTCAGACGAATGAAAACTCAAATGAATATTTGTTAAATTCTTTCCCAAGTTCAAAAAGTAATACTGTAATTAGTATCAATCTTTGTCAAAAACTAACCATATATGGAAGAGACATCAGAACAAGTGAATATTTGGTAACAGATATTCAAACAAACGTTTCTTATTTAAAGGTAAAGTCAAAAATTGGAACGAATAATTTTGGTGATATTTCAATATTAAATAGTTTAGCAGACTGGCCTTATAGTTGGGGTGGAGTATTAAAAGTAAAACAAAGAAGTGGTGAAGAAGTTGAAGTAAAACTAACTGATATTATTACCGATAATAAAATAAGGATACCAGAAAGATTGTACGAAATTACAGGAACTCTTGTAAATGGAGTTCTTCAACCAACCTTTAAATTCACCAACGAGTTACCAGTATGAAATTCCCCTATCCTGGAATGAAAATTTTTATCGAATCCGATAGTCAAATATTGGAATATCTCGATACCGAAGGAAATATACAGACAGTAAAAAATGTAGTTACCCCAGTAACAAATTATGATTATGAAGTAAAAGAGAACGAAAAGAAAAGAACAATACTTCTTTTAAGACCAGAATATATTGGTTCTGTCACATATGATATGAGAAATATGATGAAGTATAGTAGATCTTCTCAATACGTAGATTCTACGACAAAGAAAGCATATAATCCAAGAAATAATACATGAAAATCCCGCAAAACTTTCACGATAGAAAATTTTGCGGGAATTTTTTTTCGACCTTTTTTTATTCAAAAGGGTGATTTTCTAACAGGGATAGTATTGAACCTCTTTAAATGTTCTGACATAAGGTTCAATTCTTCCATCTCCAGAAACTACCTCTTCACGAATGACTTCCCTTCTGCAATTGCTATAATATCTTGGGGAATAGTATGAGGGAGCATAATAATATCCTCCCCCTCTAAATGGTCTCCAAAATTCATTCCAAGTTATTGCTTTTACTGGAAAAGCAATAACAAGCACAGAAAGAAAAATCAACGACTTCATGATTCAGCAAGTTTTTGGAAATAACTTAGAGCATCATCTTCCCCATCTTCATCCTCGTAACTACTCTTAGACGAACTAGAAGTTACATCATCATAAGATGCGGACCTAGAAGAGGACGAAGTTTCACCACGACGTTCACGATCCCAATCTTCTTCCTCAGCAACAACTTCTGGATCTTGATTCTTAGGAACACCACGAAGACCAAGAGTATATTCAAGACGCTTCTTCAAGTCATCATAAGACTTGAACTCTTTAGGGTCTGTGAAATCATTCAGATTATTCAGAGACTTATAGACCTTTTCTAGATCGTCATCATCACCATCAAGCAGAGGAGAAGGTGCTGCAAATTCGGACTTGTCGTAGTTCCAATAACCATCTTTCTTGACAAGTTTCAGTTTAAAGTTAGCACCAGTCCAGAAGTCAAAAGGATTGATGGGAGTTTCATCTTCAAACTCAGGTTGCATTGCGGCAAGAATCTTGTCATAGATTTTCTTACCAAACTTATAAAGAAAAACTTTTCCCTCATTGTCTGGATTGGCAGGATCACGAATAACATAAATGTTCGCAAAATAAGAAAGTTTGCGTTTTTGTTTACGTGCTTCTTCTTTGTCACGGTCTGAACCAGAGTTCCAGAGAACACGATTCTTTTCACAAACAGGACATTGCTGACCAAGAGTAGTGAGGCAGTTGTCAATCAACCAACCACCAGTACCCTGGAATGCGTGAGACCATACTTGTGCCCAAGGCAGTTCACAACCTTCGGGAGCAGGGAGGAAACGGATAACTGCGGAACCTACACCGCTCTTATCCATAACAGGTTTCCAAAAACGGTCATCATCCTTGGAACCACCATCATTCAGTTTTTCTACTTGTTTAATGAGTTTCTCGGTGAGAGAACCCATTTTAGATTGCTTTTTAAGATCAGCAAAAGACATTCGTATTCTCCGTATTAGTAGTATTGAACGTGTATGTACTGTATTGGTACGTATTAATTGTATCAGGCAATGGGTCAGTCGTCAAGGGTTTTCTCAAGAGACTCAATATTGGATTCAAGCATTTCAAAGAAATCATTCACGGTCCCATCTTCTGCCAAACCAAATAATTTAGCAGAATCAATAATTCTCTTTTTCATTTCAATTGCTTCTGGATCATCAGACAAAGATAATCTAAAGATAAAAAGTTTTTGTTTTTCAAGAAACTCCTTCATCAATTCAAGATGTTCTTTTTTACCATTATTATCATAGAATGAAAGATTCAAAACTTGTTCAAAAAGTTTTTGTTGAATTTCTTCTAATTCTAATACAGATTTTCTGACCATCTCTGAATCAAAAAATCTAGTCATAATACTATCTCCTTTAAGATTTTTGTAAATTTTGCCTCATCAATATTTAGGAATGGTTTATATTTTTTAATTTTAAGACTTACGGTTTCCCACACTGGGTCTAAAATTTTTTTATCAAATTTTGAAACATATCCAAGAATAGAATCAAGTATTACCATAGTTTCCAAAGTAATTGCATTTTGCAAATACTTTTTTAATATCTCTGGATGTTTATTTGGTTTGCATGTAAATAAATGGTCCAAACTATCCTTAGAAATAAAAATCTCACTTTCTGTTTTAAACAAATAAGTAAGACTCTGATATTTTTTTAACCACTCAGTATAATTTTTTTCCCCATTGGAAATTATTTCCCCAATCCATAAAGATTGGGGATCTGTGCATTCTATAAAACTAGCAACAAAATAAAATTTTATCTCGTCATCTGTTTTTTGACGAGATAATTTTTCAAAAAAGTATCTATCTTTTCTTTTGTTATATGAATCTATAGATGCTCTTGACCTTCCGCAATACTTAAAATAATCATATTTTTCTTTTGTAAAGTGATTTTTTATAGCCAAATAAGTTTTGTAAACATCAAAGGGAGTCACGGTTCAAAAGTTCAAAGTTGCCCTACTAGTCTTTTTAAGAAAATTCAATTTTGTAGCTTCGTATTTTATTTTTTCTTTAAGTGGTTTTGGAATTAATTTTGGAACAGTCTCTATTTCTATTGAATTTTCCTCGCAATAAGTAACAATAGCATCAATGTAACTAATTTTAGAAATTTTTACAATGCTTTCAATATCTTGAGCAAACTTTTGTGGACATAGAAACTTATCTTTAATTACATCTTTAATGTTATTTTCCATGTTAATTAAGTTTACTGTTAACAAACTCTCTAATGTATTTTGCGAGCAACTTAATATATTTTTGTTTATCGTACTCTTCATAGACAATACATTCTCCATTTTCACATGCCATTAAAATTACTAATTTTTTAACTGGTATTTCAGTTAACTCATAAAACATGCAGGCATATGCCGCACATTGGACAAAATAATGCTCAATCCATTCAATTGGTTTTGGTTTTTTAGAAGTTTTAAAGTCTATAATTGCCAATTCACCATTATATTCAGCAATACAGTCTACAGTACCAGCAACTCCAAGTACTTTACTGTAAAGAGAACTCTCTAAAGCATGAATATTATTTATCTTATTCAACTCTGGTTTTGCAATCTTGAATAAAAATTCTGATAATGGTTGAACTTTAGGCAGTTCTG